TAGACGTTGCCCAGGTCACACCTGTTAGGTCAGGCGAATGACGCAACCGCACCACACCGCCAACGCGAACATCAAGATCACTGGCTTGATTCCAACTCAGTCGAGCCTGGCCGTTGACCGGAATCATGCTGAACCCAGTTACATTGCTAGGTGCAGCAGTTTTACCGACAAGGATGAACGTGGCAGACGTGATTCGACTGCTCTTGTTCAGGTAGTTGCGAGCTGAAATCTGCACATACAACGTGCCAGCACGCAGGTTCCGCAACGTGACAGATGGCGATGCTGTTTGGACCGTTTCCCAGTTGTCGTTGTCGATCCGGTACTGCACCCGGAAGTCGTTGACGTTTTGACGATCGTGGTTCCAGCTGATTGACGCACCAACAAACACACTGGAGCCGTCCTCATAAAGGAACTCCTCGTTGTCGATGCTGTCCACCGCATTTGGGATGGCAGACAGATTGCTGATGCTGCGCGTGGTTAGAGCAACGTCAGCTTCAACAGCGTTGTAAATCGTGCTGTTGTAAGCAATCGCGCTAACGCCATAAATGCCGTCCTCAGACTCAGCAACAGACGCAACACGGAACTGCTGGGGCAGCAGCTCTGTGGTTTGCACCATGAACACTGAGTTGGCTGCAGGTGCTTGGCTGAACGCAGTATCAACGTCGATGTCACACGTTCCATCCGCCTGCGGCAACATCACCGACAGCTTCGGGCTGTTCTGTGCAGCCAGAGCAACCGTCAGGTCATTGCTGCTGTCTGCTGTGATCTGTGTTGTCGTTGCAGATTGGATGCGACCAGAACGACGCTCTCCAGCACGCACTGGATCAGCAATATCGATCACCATCCCAGGGCGCAACACAATGCCGCTTTCAAGTGCAACGCTGAACTGACACGTTTCAGTCAGGTTCTGTTCAGACAGCAACGCCCACTTACCGATTCGATGCGCTTGGCCTTGGCTGTAACAACCAATGGCCTTGATGTCCTTTTTGATGATGCCGTACTTGGCTACAGCAGCATGATCCTCAACATATTCATACTCTTGGTCGCCACGGGTGTCGTAGGACTGCCAAGCCACAACAGCAACGGTGTGACGTGCCTTCTGGGACGTGCCTGAATACTGAAAGATGCCGTCAACAACGTTGCTTTGACTAATCAGGTACTGAGGATCAGCTGGCCTGTCTTGCAGCAGTGTGAGAGATCCAGCGCTGTAGTACGAAATGCCACGGAAAATGGCTGTCATCTGCTGGATGACGTTGTAAACCTCATCCCTGCTGTTGATCAGCATATTGCAGCTGAAACGTGGCTCTTGGCCACCCGCACCATCTGAGACAAGAGCGTTGCAGTATTGGCTCACTGCAAAAAAGTCGTACTTGTCGAGCGTGCCTTCAGGCACACCTGCGCCGTATCTCTCAGAAATCAACAGGTCATACAAAATCCACGCAGGATCTGAACACCAAGTAGCAGCTTGGAACGTACCGTCCCAGATGCCGGAATACGTCAGCCGCCCCAGGTGTGTGGTCGTATCTACAGTCGCGTTGCTAGGAATCTTGACCTTGATTCCACGAATCAGATATTTACGAGACGGGATGTTGCTGAACTGACGTGAGTCAAAACGCAGCGCAACAAGCGCAGAGTTTGGATAACGAAACTTGTCATCAATAATTTCGGTAAAACTCTGAAAAATTGTTGTGCTCGCTCGTTTTTGGCTTGTTTCATCTGCGCTGACACGCACCATCCGTACATCAACGGGATGGCTGCCGGTCAAGTCAATTAGATAATCACGTTGATAGCGGTTGCTGCTCTTGCCGCTAATCGTGTCGTTAATAACGTCGTTGTATCCGCCGCTGTTGTACTGAACCTGAATCTTGATGTTGACGCTATGACCAACAACATCACCATCGTCTTCAAGAATTTGCAGTGCTGGAACGGTCAGCGTGACACGCAAACGATCAACGTCCGTATCCGTAATGCTGCGAGTAACAGGTGAGCCGTTTGTAACCTCAACGCCAACTGCTGTTTCCCGCTCCACAGCATTGAACGGGCCGGGGATATGGTTCTGTGCCTGTGTGCCGTTGCGGGTGACAACGGTGTAACCAGCGAAGTTGTTGGTTCCGTCTGAGTTCTGAACAGCTGTGTCGTCCAGAAAAATGCTTTTGTTGCCGTCGTCTAACCCCTGAATCTCGCCTTCACTGATGAGGTCAAGAACGTTGGCAAACTGTACGGACTGCAGAGTGTCATCTGCCTCAGTAGGCGTGCGGTTGCCGCCACCACCGCCTTTACCGCCGCCACCACCAGCGCCTTGGATGTAATGGGTCTGTGTCATACCTGCACCTGATCAACATCAAGGCCGCTCGACAGCACAGCCGATCCAACAAACAAACGCCCGTAAGCGATTGGCACGGGCATACCCTGTCGCTGGGTATTTACAACGTTAGAGAAGGTAAATGACTCCAGCTGCACCGACTCGTCAAGCGTGCTGTCTAATCCAGGCTGTGGTGAAATTGCCGTGGCTATTCCGCTAAGCGTCAATGAAATACCGATGCTTCCAAGAGCGCTGCTTGCAGTCGCCGCAAAAGCAGAGGCTGTAGCAGCTGAAGCTTGGCCTAACCCCAGAAAACCAGCACCTGCTCCCGCTGCTGGCGCAATGACAACTGCAGCAGCAATCAAAGCAACACCGGCAAGAATTTGACCAGTTCCTCGTCCCGCACCAGCAACTACAGGCGTAATGCTAAAAACTTCACGGTCACTAAAAGGCATTAAAAGCGGAGCAATGTTTTGCTCAGTTGCTTTCTCTTTACTGACTGTTACGCGATAACCAACGCCATCTTGTTCACTATCAATTAACCACTTATCTAACCCCGGAAAATTGACGCACAACGCCTTGATCGCCTGCGCTGGTGTATTTACGTCAAACTCAAACCGGCATTGACCAAGCCGTTTACGCAAAGCGCCATAGACCTTAACGACTTTCATGCCTCAAGGCGCAGGCAGTGCTCTTCCCATAGTAACCGCCATAGACATCCCTGCTAGATAGCCTGCCCTGCACATGATGCAGTACCTGCTGATCACCCATGTAAATCGCTGCATGGTTCGGCAACGGTGAAACCAGATTCATCAAAATCAAGTCACCGCGCTGCACTTCCTCAACCGGAATCTTGCGGAACCCCTCAGCAGCAAAGTTATCTAGATACAAGTTCTCGCCACGATCCCAGAACTTGTCCCGTCGGTCATAGTCCCGCAACTGGACGCTGTACTCCCTTGCGTACCAGTCGCGCACAAGCGTGTAGCAGTCCACCACGCCAAACACGAACTCACGCCCCACATATGGCAGCTGAAAGCCGCTTGGCTCGCAGTAACCCCAGCCTTCAGTGTTTGGGTTGACGACAAACCACGGCAGCTCTGACTTTTCGCAGGCAACGCGATCAGCTGTTGATGGCTCTGGGTTGGTCTTGGGATGGCTGTGAACTATGGCCACCACCTCGCCTTGGTCCTCTACTTTGTCCCAGCCGCTGAGAACAAAGTGCTCATCAGGCGTGTCTGCAATGTTCTGGCACGGAAAGTACCGATGCCGACCCTTAACCACAGCAACCAACCCGCAACACTCTTTCGGCGTCTCAGCCTTGGCGTGTTGCAAGATCTCTGCCCGCAACTCGTCTGACAGTTGCATCACTGGGTCAGACCAGCACCAGGGAACGACCCAAACGGCAACTCAGCTGTGTCGCCAAACCGCAGCTTGCAGCTGGCCACGCGCTTGCCACAAACATCTTCAGCCAACGTGCTGACGCTGTTGCCATTCACGTCGAAGTAGTTGCTGCCGGTATAGCTGCACTCGCTACTGCGGTACTTCCACTGACAAACGTTGGCAATCACCTGCCGCTTGGGAATCTTTTGTCCTGCCAAATCAAACTTGCTAGCCAGCTCAAAGGTCACTTGATCTCGTGACTCACTAGCCTTCCGATCCACAAACCACCGCTCTTCAGGCCAACGTGCATTTGGATCAGCGGCGCTTTCACCGTCCAAATACTTCTTCAGCGTCCTGATTCGACGTACTTCCGCTCCACCAAGGTCATTGCCTGCAGTTGTGGCGTTGACCAGCAGCAACAGCGTGGTCATCGTTCCATCGTGATTGCTGATCGACAGCGTGGGGCGTGGCAGCGTGCCGGTGTTGCTGTACTCAAAGCCATCAGCCTTGATCGGAATCCGCGTATAGGTCTGACTGTTAAAAACGATGTTGCCGTCTACATCAGCATTGGCCCCAGCATGAAAGCGGTAAACGTCGCTGCTGCCGTGCAACGTTGAGTCCAGCCTTAGCTCGAACAGCTCGATGATTGCACTGGGGTTGATCTTTGCCAGCTCCTCGTAAGCCGACGCGATAGCAGTCCAGACGCACGTCCCATCCGTAACGGTGTCGCCAACCATGTTTGGCCAGCCAGGCTCCGAGCTTGCTGACGTTCCAGCAGTAGAACAACGAAAGAACAAGCCAGACGGTTGCTCCGTCGTGGCGCGTCGGATGTCGCCAACAGAAAATGCGGTGCTAGCGGCCCAAGCTGCTACTGCCATTACGGTTCAAATACTTGGCGGAATGTTGCTTGGATTGTGGCGCGATTCAAGTATGGAATCGACTTGCTCCATGTCTCGCAGACAAACTTGGAACTACTGCCTTCGCCAGGCGGTGTGAAGTCAAAGCTGGCAAAGTCTGCAGCTCGTGCGTCCAAGAATGTTTCGATCGTGTCGGAGTCAGTCTCTGATACCTCAAAGGTCAGGTTATAAACCTTTGGGTCTTGGTTGATGCCCATCGTGAAGCGGCTTTCATAGCCGTCACCGAACTGCACCTTGCGAACGTTTGGTGCGCTGCGCTTTTGGATGCCGTAGGTCGGCGTGATTGACGGGAAAGTAGCCATCAGCTTGCGAGAAGACCGCCAGGACGTTTCTGCTTCACCAGCTCAGCTTGGACAGCAATGCCGATTGCTTTGCCAAGTTGCGAAGCCTGATCAGCGTTGCCTTCGACAGACGAACCAGAAGCATCCACGTTCACCACGATGTTAGACCCGCCCATTGCGTTGTTTGGAACGATATTGCCCTGCGCTCCAGGGATAAACAACTCAGGCCCACGCTCGCCAACCATATAAGGGCGGCCCGCCCCAACAGGGCCGCCGTTTGCTCGCGCAAACACACTATTAGCAGGGTTATACAAATCTCCTGAGTTAAGAACCTCAGTAACGTTGGATCCGTGAATATCTACAGGCGCACCACCACCACCAAAGAACTGCATTCCAATGCCCAGGATCTTCATCTTGATCTGAGCTGCAATCATCTCTGCAGCCATATCAAGGAAGTGATCCGCTGTGCGCTGGAACAGGTTGGCCAACGCCTGCTGAGCACTCATGCTGCCGTCAACAATGCCTCGGAATGACTCAGCAAATGAGTTGCCTAGACTTTCTGACAGAGCAATCAGCTGGTTGACAGGATCCATCAACGTATTGATCTGACCCTGAATCGCTTCGATTGCATCATCCAACCGATCACGATCAGTCTTTGCAGCATCACGAGCAGCATCTTTAGCTTCTTTGGCTTTGCCCTCCAGTTCCAGCCTGCGCTCCAAAAGCTGGTTGATCTTTTCCTGAATCTTTCTTTCAAGCTCTTGAGTCTCTGCTTTTGCTTTCAGAGCCTCAAGATTTAAAATATGGAAGTCAAGCTCATCGCTCTGTTTTTCTTTTAACCTGTCAATTTCTTTAACTTGCTTGTTGATCTCAACCGTCTGTTGAGCAACCGCTGGAACAACACCAGCACGAATTAGCTCGCCATACTCACGCTCGAAAGCTGCTTTGTCTTTAATTGCATCAAGTTGATCTTGAAGAGGTCTTGCAATGTCCTTGGTTCGAGCAAGACTTGCTTCTGCAAGCTGAAGCGATTCCCGTTCAAACTTAAGGTTTGCTGCCTGAGTTTCGCCAAATTCTCTGGCTTTGATTAGGTTCTGATCTTCTTGATCGCCGTATTTCTTCAACTCTGCTGTAGCAACTGCTTTTGCCTTTGTCGTTGCAAGCTCACGCGTCAAGATGATCCGTGCTGCCTGTGACTGCCTGCCTTGCAGCTGAAGCAACTCCTGTTCTGCCCCTATTCGACCACGAACAATCTCAAGTCGTTTCTTGAGGTTGATCGTTGGATCGGTAACCGTACCTGTATCGGTGTCCAACAGTGCAAGAAGTTCTGCGCGTGGATCAGTAATCGTCCTTGCTTCTTGCTCGGTAACAGGAGTTCTTTCCTCTACTGCAAATCCACGAGTTCCTCTTCGGAAAGCTTGCCTACTAAACGTTGTGCCACGCTCTCTGATTTCTTGTTTGGTCAGCTGAACTTCTTCTTTTTTCAGCCTGTTAAGAGCAATGGCAATAGCTTGCCTTCTTTGGTCGAAGTTAAGGCCTTTAGTTTGGAAAAACAGCTTTTTAGCCTCTTCATCATTAAAGTCTTCAGCAATGCCAAGAATTGCAGCAGAAAACGTAGCCTCGTCTTTGATTCCAGCAATACGGTCAAATGCTGCTTTTGAACCAAACAATGCTGCAGCTTTTGTAGTAAGATCCGCATCGCCAAGAAATTTAAATGCGCCAGCCAGTTCTAACGCTTCTTCTTTTGTAATCTTTAATTGCTTAGCAAGCCTGTCAATATCTTCGGTGAAAAGCTTTGTGTCGCTGCCAGCCTTAGTAAACGACCTATTCAGTTCTTTCAGGGCATTGTTAAATTTAATTTGCTTGTCAACAGCTTCTCCAAGCGCTGTGCCAAGAATGCCCAGTGCAAATCCAAACTGACCGCCAATGGCACCACCAGCTGCACCACCGATGCCGCCCAGTGCAGCTGCTTGCATACTTTGACCAAACAGTGCAGGGAAAGCACCGCCGATCAATCCCCCGCCGATTGCCCCGCCTATTCGACCTTTGATTCTTCTGCGAACTGCCAAGGACTGGCCAATCCCCATTTTTCTTGGCTCAGGGCCTATTGGTGCTGCGTATTGGTTGCTAGTTGCAATAGCAGGCGTTTTTGCAAGTTCATCATTGACCCGTTTAATCGCTGCAAATAGCTCTCGATACTCTGCAGTACCCCGGTCTACCTGACTAATAACCCCCTGCAGTGTTTCTGAATAATTACGGAGAGCGTTGGTTGTGTTAGCAGGCTTAAACGCAAGCAGATCTTGAATCGACTGACCTTTTGCAAACTGCGCTCCAGAACGCCCGCCGCCTGCTGCCATATCCCTGAAGGCAGCAGCAGTAGTCTCTGCTTCTTTATTTAAACGCCTTAACTGAATAATTGAACGAGTAAAATCAGTCTTAACGATGGCGCGGGTAAAGTCAGCCCAAGCACCTGAGCCAAACTTTACGCCTCTCCGGTAAGCATCAAGCTGCTTGCTTTGCTCAGCCAAAGCAGCAGAGCTTTTTCTGACTTGAGCAGAACCAGTCGCAAAAGCTTTAGCAGAATCAAGAGCTGCTTTTTTATTTGCTTTTTGTCGTTCGGTATTTTTTTCTAGTTGTTTGTTTAGCTTTTCTGTATTAGCTCCGGCTTCTTTTAACTGACCTTTAAGCTTCTTTTCTGTCGCAATCAGCTCTTTTAGCTGATTTGTCAGGCGAGTGACACTTTGCGCTTGTACGTTTACGCCAATGTTAATGCCATAATCGGCCATGGCTAAACGTACAGCGACTGCTCAGCCAAGTCTATCGCGCCTACCGCATCTTGGCCCTTTGAACCATCTTCGCTTGGTCTCTAGCCTTTTCCTCTTCCTCGTTCTTCAAC